GACGCTCTTCCGATCTCCCCTTTGCACACACTCGCAAAACTTTGAATTGGACTAAAAGTCAGGACAAAAGCACATGGCAACCAACGGTCGACCTCCAAAACCAGCGGAATTGAAGCGTGCTCAGGGGAATCCTGGACGACGTAAACTTCCGGAGTTGGCGGTTGTTCAAACTTTGCCGATGGCCATCACGATTCCTGACGCTCCAGCGGATTTGGGCAAGGATGGCCTTGAACTGTGGTCTCGTGCCTGGTCGATGGCGATCACTTGGCTTTCACCAGATTCTGACTTGTCGGCGATTGAGAACGCTTGTCGCGCAGCTGACGACTTGTCCATTGCTCGCGCTAGGTATCGGGCAACAACTGAACCTGCTGACGCTCGTGCGGTTGTCGCTTTGGCCAAGTCGCTGTCTGATGCGCTTGCCAGTCTTGGCTTCGATCCGACTTCACGTTCTCGCCTTGGCGTGGCTGAGGTTAAACGTGCCAGCGCACTGGACAACTTGATTGCCAAGCGTCAGGCGAAATGATTACGGTCTTGATGGGCGCTCCTGGCGCAGGGAAGTCGACGTGGCTTGCTCGTAATTCCACAGGCGAGGAACACATCGCCAGCACTGAACCTCTTCGGGCTGACCGATCTTTGGATTCGAACATCTTCATGAACCAGTTGCGCCGTCGTGCTGAGGTTGCCGCTCATGGTGGCCTTGACGTTATCGCTGACGGAACTCACATTGACCGTCGACATCGCGCCTTCTGGCTTCAGCTCGCGACCGAGGCTGGCGCTGAAACTCGACTGATTGTCTTTAAGACTTCCCTGCTCCTTCTTCACAAGGCGCAGGATTACAGAACTGCACCAGTGCCAAAGTCGATTGTGTCCAAGTATCATCAAGACTTGAACAAATCACTTCGAACTCTCCACCTTGAACCTTGGGGAAGTATCGAAACAATCGTTCGGGGGAACTGATGGCGGCTCAGGGGAGAAGCAAGATTCAGGCGTGGCCACCTCGATGGTTGACTCCTGTGCCTCCTGCCGACTTGAAGCGTTCTCGCGGTGAGGAAGTTGTCGACTTCGCTGAGGCGCTGTGCAAGATTACGAAGGAGTCGATTGCTGGCGATGCCGGTTCACCGATGGTGTTCAGACCTTGGCAGAAGGAATTGACTCGTCAACTGTTTGCGCTCAAGTCTGATGGCACATTACGCCACCGAACGGCTCTGATAGGTCTACCTCGAAAGAATGGCAAGTCTGCTTGGGCTGCCTCGATTGCCCTTGAGCATTTAGTTCTCGGCCCTTCTGGCGGTGAGATTTATTCTTGCGCCGCTGACCGCGATCAGGCAAAGATTGTGTTTGGCACTGTCAAGGAGATGATTCGTCTCCAGCCTGAACTGTCGGATTTCTTGCAGGTGTTCCGAGATACGATTTACAACCCGAAGAGTGGCACGACTTACCGCGCTCTATCGTCTGAAAGTTTCACCAAGGAAGGTCTCAGCCCAACGCTGACAATCTTCGATGAGGTTCACGCCCAACCTAACCGTGAACTGTGGGATGTCATGAGCCTTGCTCAGGGCGCTCGCAAAGAACCAATGATGGTGGGCATCACAACCGCAGGTGTCAAGACTGATTCCAGCGGTAAGGATTCCCTGTGTTATGGGCTTTATCAGTACGGCCAGAAGGTTGCTTCGGGCGAGATCACTGACCCGTCGTTCTTCTTCTCGTGGTGGGAAGCGTCAGCTGAGTCTGACCATCGTGACCCGAAGACGTGGCGTGACGCGAATCCGGGCTTTGATGACATTGTTGCCGCCTCAGATTTCGAGTCGGTGATTAACCGAACGCCTGAGTCTGAGTTTCGAACTAAGCGCTGTAATCAGTGGATGTCTACTTCGGACACTTGGTTGCCGGCTGGCGCTTGGGATGCTGTGGCTTCTGACCGTACGGTTGAGCCTGGAACTGCTGTTGTTCTGGCGTTCGATGGTTCGTTCAATGGTGACTGCACTGCGATTGTTGGTGTGACGGTTGAGGATGTGCCTCACGCGTTTGTGGTTGAGGCGTGGGAGAAGCCTGACGGGGAGTCTGCGGACTGGCAAGTTCCTGTGATGGATGTTGAGCAGTCGATTCGTGATGCTTGTTTGAAGTGGCAGGTTGAGGAGATTGCTTGCGACCCTTATCGCTGGGCGCGTACTTTCCAGATTCTTGAGGATGAGAATCTACCTGTGACGTTGTTCCCTCAGAGCGCTTCACGCATGACTCCAGCCACCACACGCCTGTTCGAGGCCGTGATGAATAAGTCGATGACTCATGACGGCGACCCGATGTTTGCTCGTCATGTGGGCAATGCGACGCTTAGAGTGGATTCACGCGGTTCTCGCTTGTCGAAGGAGTCGAAGAACTCTTCTCGACGGATTGACTTGGCGGTTGCTGCGGTGATGGGCCTCGAGCGTGCTGTCTGGTGGAGTGGGCAGGGTGGCGGAATGCCAATGATTTTTGACCTTGATGATCTAGACGGAATGGGTGAGTTTGATGAATCGTGAACGCATCACGACAGCGGTTGAGATTGCTGGCGCTGGCTCAGTCTGTGCAGGAATCAGTCTTCATTTTGGTGTCGATTTCGGTCTTATTGTTGGTGGCATCTTTGCTCTTGTCTTCTCGTATTTAGCAGGTAACGAATGAGTATTCTTCGCCGGTCTGCGGTTGTTGGCCGTTACCCACAGTTCAACAACTATGTTGCTCCGCTGTCTCAGCTGTATGGTCAGACTCAGGTCACTTCGAGTGCTGGTGAGCGTGTTGATGAGTGGACGGCTCTTGGCGTTTCGGCTGTCATGTCTGCTGTCACTTTGCTGTGTGATTCGGTGGCTTCGCTTCCGCTTCGTTGTTACGAGGTGGTTGATGGTCAGCGGAAGAATGTTCCGTTGCCGACTGCGTTGGCTCAGCCTGACATTATTTCGGGAACGAACACGTTCGAGTTCATTCATCAGGTGATGGCTTCGCTTGTCTTGCATGGCAATGCGTACATTCACAAGGATGTGGACACTCGTGGGAATCTGATTGGTCTAGTGCCGTTGCATCCGTACCAGATGCAGGTGTTGCCGACTGGTGACCAGATTGGTCGCGTGTATTTGCATCTCGGTAATGAGATGGCGAATGACTCGTTGATGCACATTCGTTGGTTCACGCCACCGCAATCGCTGGTTGGTGTGTCACCTTTGATTCAATCTCGAACCCTTGTCGGTTTGTCGCTCGCTATGGATCGTCACCTGTCGCAGTTCTACGGTGAAGGCGCTACTCCTTCTGGCGTGTTGAGCACTGACCAGAAGTTGACGCTCGACCAGGCACGCACAATTCAGGGGACGTGGGAAGCGACTCACCGTCGCCGTCGCCGTCCAGCGGTCTTGTCTGATGGTCTGAAGTTCACGCCTATCACGACCAGCGCAGCTGACATGGAAATGATTGCTACTCGCGAGCAGTTGATTCGTGACATTGCTCGTATCTACCGCATCCCCGGTCACCTTATGGGTGTTACTGGCGATAACCAGACTTACCAGAATGTTGAACAGGCGAACTTGAACTTCCTGACGCACACGTTGACCCCTTGGGTTCGCCGTCTTGAAACTGCGCTTTCTGAACTTCTGCCTACCGGTCAGGATGTCGTGTTCGACTTCGCTTCGCTACTTCGCACGGATTCGTTGACTCAAGCTCGTGTTGCTGGTCTTTACATCGACAAGGGTGTTTCAACTCCGAATGAGGCTCGCCAAATCATTGGTCGTGAACCTTACGATGGCGGCGATTCGTTCAATCAGGCTCTCATGGGTAACGTGGTTGCTGGCGGTGACTTGTCCTCGCTGGGTGAGGATGCTGACCCGAGTGCACCTGTCATGGGAGTCTTGGACTAATGGCTGAAACTTTCCGACCTCCGCAGGGTGTCCGCGATGAGGCTTCTCGTGCATTGAAGTGGCTTGCTGACGGTAAGGCTGGCTCAGGGTTCACTGACACTGGCCGGAAGCGTGCGAGCGATTTGGCTGCAGGTAAGCCTGTGTCCCTCGATGTGATCTTCAGAATGTATTCGTTCTTCAAGCGTCACGAGGTCGATAAGAAAGCAACTGGCTTCAATGCTGGTGAAGATGGTTTCCCGAGTGCTGGCCGCGTGGCTTGGTCTGCTTGGGGTGGGGATGCAGGGTTCACTTGGGCGAGTTCGATTCGCGACAAAATGGCTGCTCGGTCGGCAATAATCATTGGAGAAACAATGGAGAAAAGAGATTCGGCAACAGTTCCTGACTTGGTTGAGGAACTGCGAGAGTTGCTTGGAACTGCGGTTCAGTTCTACTTCCGCGCTCATGGTGCACACTGGAACGTGAAGGGCGCTGACTTCAGCGAATACCACAAACTGTTCCAGAAGATTTATGAGACCGCCTACGAGTTGATTGACCCGATCGCGGAGAACCTTCGCAAGATTGGTTCGGTTGCTCCGTTCCGTCTGGCTGAGTTCATGCAGCTCGGATACTTGCAGGACGCGACTCCTGGTCAAGACCCGATGAGTCTTGCACGCGATTTGCTGACAGCGAACGACATCTTCCTTGATGAACTTTCAGACGTGTTTGATTGTGCAACCGCTTATGGCCAGCAGGGTATCGCTAACTTCATTGCTGGCGCTATTGACGACCAGCAGTTCTACAAGTGGCAATTGACTGCTTCGCTTGGTGAGGAAGTCACTCAGCCTTCTCCTGACCCGGTGGATGCTCAGGGCAATGATCTTGATGACATGGCTGAGGAATCCATGCCGATGATGGATGAGGCTTACCCGATGATGCGTGCTGCTTCAGGTTCGATGGATTTGCCGATTGGTTCACGCGACTACGCGTGGAGCGCTTCGGATGCTGACAAGCGTGTCCGTGACTGGGCGAATGGTGACTGGAACAAGTATGGTCAAGCGTTCTTCTACGTCAACCCTGACAAGAAGGGACAGTTTGGTGGCTACAAGTTGCAGTTCGCCGACATCATTGGCGGAACTTTGACTGCGATTCCTCGTGGAATCTTTGCTGTTGCTGCGGTACTGAATGGTTCACGCGGTGGTGTTGACATTCCTGCAGAGGATGTTGCGAAGATTAAGGCGAAGGTGTCTGACTACTACGACAAGATGGCCACGAAGTTTGAAGACCCGAGCCTTGTTGTTCCGTTTGAGCCTCGCTCGATGTCTCACGATTTGCAGGAACGCAAGTCTGCTATTGCTTCAGCTGAGCGCCTAACCTTTAACGCTGAGGTTCGCTCGATTGCTACCGATGACGGCTCACTTCGAATTGGTGGCTATGCTGCACAGTTCAACAAGGAAGCGACCGGTCTAAACTTCCGTGAAATGATTGCGCCTGGCGCTTTCACTCGATCATTGAAGTCTGGCGACCCAGTGTTCTTACTTGTGAACCATGACACCGACCAGTTGCCTCTTGCCTCAACGCAGGGTGGCACTCTGACTCTGTCTGAGGACAATGTCGGTCTTCGCATGGAAGCAACGCTTGACCCTTCGAATCCTCGCGCTGCCGAGTTGGCTTCGGCTCTTACTCGTGGCGACGTTGACAAGATGTCATTCGCTTTCAGTGTTGCTCCTGGCGGTGACACTCGTGAGGAAGGTCTTCGCACACTAACCGACCTGAACCTGTTTGAGGTTTCGGTTGTGACGTGGCCAGCCTATGACGCTTCGTCTGTCGGTATGCGTTCGGAAGATGCAGCCGATGACGACCTCGAACTTCGCAAGCGCAAACTGGCGCTGAAGTTCAAACTTGATTCTCTCTAGGGGTGACTCTAGGGATGTCCCCGGCGCTTCTGCCCCGGCGACTCACAAACCCACTAACCTACTTTAAGGAGTAGCCATGTCCATGTTGGACTCTTTGCGCGAATCTCGCGCTACCGCCGCAGCCGATGCTGCAGCTCTCCTTGCTGGTGAAGTGACTACTGAGGCACTCGATGCAGCAGAAGCACGTCATGCAGAGATCGCAGATCTCGACAGCAAGATTAAGACAGCAGAAGCACTAGAGGCTCGTACTGCTGAACTTAAGGAAGTTCGCGCTGCTGCGAATGTTCCAACCTTCGGCTCTGCCGTAGTTACCCGTGAGGCCATGACTTACGACAAGGGTTCAAACAACTCTTTCTACCGCGACATGATCAATGCGAATGTTCGCAACGATTCTGACGCTTGGTCACGTCTTGCACGTCACCAGCAGGAAGTTGCTGTTGAAACTCGCGACACAACTCGTGTTGACGGCTCTGGTGGCGATTTCGTTCCACCTTTGTACCTCATCAATGAGTTTGCAGAGTTCGCTCGTGCGGCTTCTGTAACTCGTAACCTTGCAACTGCGATGGCACTTCCTGCAGGAACAGATTCAATCAACATCCCTGCAATCACCACTGGTACTCGTACTGGCTTCCAAGCAGCCGACGCATCGAGCACATACGCACCAACAAGTCCTCGTGACCTTGTTACCGCAACGGTGACTGCACCTGTTCGTACTATCTCAGGTTTCCTCAACGTGTCGATTCAACTTTTGGAGCAGTCACCGATTGCTGCCGGACTTGATCGTCTCGTATTCGGAGACCTCATTGCAGACCAGGCTTTGCAGCTGAACACTGCTGTTGCAGGTAACGGCGACGGCACTTCAGGTGGTCTTCGTGGTTACACCAACCTTGGAACTGACAGCACTAACGGTGTTGTTACTACTTGGACTGAAGCCACTCCATCTGTGACTGGTTTCATTGGCGCGTTGAGCAAGGCCATTTCTGGCGTTGTCACCAACCGTTTCCGCGATGTCACTGGCATCGTAATGTCACCTTCGACTTGGTACTGGCTAACCGCACAGGTTGACGGTCAGAGTCGTCCAATCATCGTTCCAACGGCTGCTGGCCCATTCAACGCTCAGGGCATCAACGCTATGCCTGGTGGCGCTGCTGGTCTTGCTGGTGCAATCATGGGCGTTCCGGTCTACTTGGATGCCACGCTCAAGAACGCTGTTGGTACTAACCAGTCGCCAATCCTTGTTGGCAAGTTTGATGATTCATACTTGTTCTCAGGTGGCACGAAGACTCGCGTACTCCCAGACGTGCTGTCGGCAAACCTTAGCGTCCGTCTGCAGTCATACGAGTATGTTGCATTCGCTCACCGCTTCGCGAAGGCTGTCACTGCCATCACTGGTACAGGTACGGTCACACCTTCCGGTTACTAATCGGACTTCGTCGGGTGGCGGCTCTAGGCTTAGGTCTAGGGTCGCCACTTGGCACTTCACTACATCAGGGGATGGACAATGGGGAAAGTTAAGACTTTACTTCTTGAGGCTGCAATCGCCATCGAGAAGGTGCTTGAAGCTGACGGCACGATTGAGCAAGTGTTGGAAACTGTCGACCAAGTGTCTGACATTCGGGTGACTACATCGGATCGTGAGACTCGATGAGGTCGCGCGAAACTGTCTGCATCGCTATTCCTCACGACGGTTTGATTGATACACAATTAACTATCGACCTTGTGGGTTTGATGCGTGAACGTCGACCGAGGATTGACTCACTGCAGTGCGTGCAAGGGCTGGGCCTTCTGGCTCGAACTCGCAACCTGATTGTGAAAAACTTCCTTGATGGTTCTCACGCTGACTGGTTGTTGATGATTGACTCCGACCAGTCGCTTCCACTGTCAGTCTTCGACCTTCTGGTTGAGACTGCTCACAAGGATGACCGACCTATCGTTGCCGGTCTCGTGTTCGCGGCTTTCTACGACAACGAAGTGCTTCGGCCTGTCCCTGCGATTTACAACATTACAGCTGACGGCGCGATGCTTCCGATTGACGATTACCCGAAGAATCAAGTGACGCAGATTGACGGCGCAGGGACTGGCTGTCTGCTGGTTCATCGTTCGGTTCTTGAGGCGATGCGTGAGAAGGCTAGTCCGAACCAAGGGACTGACTGGTGCTGGTTCTTCGATGGCGCTCTTGATGGCCGTTGGTTCAGTGAGGACTTGCTGTTCTGTCGTAAGGCGACGGCTCTGGGCTTCCCTATCTTTGCGCACACTGGCGCTATCTTGGCGCATCACAAGCAGTTCTGGCTTGATGAGCGTCACCACGCTATGTGGAAAGCGCAACACTAATCTCTCGGTGGCAGTGAACCCCTGCTCTGTCACCGAGGCTTTCTTTGAGGAGTAGGTATGGCTTCTAGTTATCCTGGCGGTTTGGACAACTTCACCAACCCGACAGCGTCGGACACGCTTGACTCGGCCACAGTGCCTCATGCGAGCCAGCACGCTAACGCTAACGACGCTATCGAGGCGATTGAGTCCACACTTGGGGTGAATCCTCAAGGCTCGTCTGCGACCGTTGTGGCTCGCCTGACGGCTTTGGATTCGACGGTGGCAGGGAAGGCTGGTCTGGCGATTGCTAACACTTTCGCTACTGGCGCTCAACTCATCAAGACTGGCTTGGACACTTTGTCTGCGCTAATCCTGCAACGCAACTCTGCTACACAGTCAGCAAACATTGTGAGTGTTCTGCAGTCTGATGGCACAACTGAAATTGCTCGCATGCGTCCGAACGGTCAACTTGGCGTGGGTGCACTTGTCACCAATGCCACGCTCGGTTTGGACACCACATACACAGGTGACGTTCGCTTCATTGGCATGAAACAGTTCGGCGCTGCTTCGGCTAACGCTATCGAGCTGCTGAACTCTAGCAACACAATCTTGTTCAAGGTTGATGGCACTGGCGCTGTGACTGCTCCAGGCTTCACTGGCCCGTTGACGGGCAACGTGACAGGCAATGTTTCGGGCAATGCTGGCACTGTCACGAACGGTGTCTACACAACAACGACTTCACTTCCGAACGTCACCTCGGTGAACAGCACAACCATTCCTGCATCTGCAACTTTGTTGACTTCAGGTTCATCTCTTGATCCAACAAAACTTTCTTCGGGTACTGCAGGAATAAACATTTCGGGCAACGCTGCAACTGTGACAAATGGTGTCACTACTTCTACGACTTCACTTCCGAACGTCACCTCGGTGAACAGCACAACCATTCCTGCATCTGCAACTTTGTTGACTTCAACAACTGGCGCAGCTCTTGGGACTGCAAACTCTTTCACTACTGGCACTCAAACGATTGCGACAGGTTCAGACGCAACTGTCGGCCTTCGCGTGAAGCGCAACAGCGCGACACAGTCGGCGAACATTGTTGAAGTGACCCAGTCGGATGGCACAACGATTCTGGCGAAGATTGATGCGTCAGGAAACGTGACTGCTGGCACGATCACTCCGACTACACAGTTGGCGGCGAATACCACTTCGACTGCTGTCCCTGCGGTTGTTGTCGCACCTAAGGGTTCGTTCACTGTGACTGGTTTGACCGCGACTCACTCTGGCGGTTCAGGTGTTGCTTATGACACCATTACAGGTTTCACAACGGCAAACATAGTTGGTTTGTATGTAGGGCAGTCTGTGACTCTTTCAGGTTTCAGCAACGCTAACTTCAACAGTTCTACCCCTACAACTATTCAATCTGTGTTTGCCACTTCAATCCGTGTTATTTCTTTGAACTCAACAGATGGCACTGGTACAGGTGGCAAATTAACTGCATCAGGTACGCAACAGAACTTGCAGGAATGGCAACGCACTGACGGGACAGTGTTGACTGCCATCAACCCTGCTGGCGGTATTGTCACACCTTTGGTTACGGGTATTGTTCACGCGAACGGTGCAGGAACTGCATTTACTTCGTCGCTCATTGCAGATGCTGACGTTTCATCTTTGGCTGCGATTGCTTCATCTAAACTCAGCACTCAGCGTTCACCATCGTCACCTGTCGGAGCGATTGAACCTATCCCCCGTTACGCTGCAACTTCCAGCACTGGTGCAAGAAATAACGGATACATTCCTTTTACAGGTTTCTATGCGGACAAGACATACAACATCACCGCTTCATCAACTGTTTTGTTTGCTGGTGCAGTTGCTGCTGTTGCTGGTACAGGTTCAGGTTTCATCACTCGTGTGGTTCTCATGAGCGTTTCTGGTGGTACTTATTCGGTAATTGCCCGAACAGGAAACATTTCCGCCTATTACGCATCAGGTGCGACAACAACAACAACTTTGTCACCTGCTGGTTTGCTGAGCGTTGCGAACGTGGTTTACACAGGCACGTTCGATGCAACAGCAACTTTAACTGAGGGCAACTACTACATGATTGGTGTCATTCAGTATGCCAGCACGCTTGGCACTGCAACCTTTGCTTCGCTTGCTTCAAGCAACATGAACTCAAGCGGATACGCAGCAGCAGGAAATCCCGGTTTGCTTGTGGGTCAGTATCAGCCCGGCACTGCGGCAGACGTGACAACTAGCACAACTTTCACAGCACCCACAGTTCTTGCTGCTGCACTCTGGGCAAGGATAACTCCGTAATGGCTTGCCGAACTGGATGTCCGACTCAGGACTGTGATTCTTACGCTGACTGCTGCAAGTCGATTTCGATTGATCGCACTAGTTTGAAAGTGAAGTGACATTGTGGTTGCCAGAACAACGATGACTCCACGCGTTCCGACTTCATCGTCGAGCGTGGCCTCGACCTACAATGCGAGTGTGACTTACAACGCGCACATCTTGTACAACCAGACTCCTGGCAGTAACGGTCTAATGAAGTTCCGCACGAGTGCGACCGCCAGCACGAAACCTCGAACTGTCCAGACCGCCACGATGAAAGCGAGATAACTGATGGCATCTTACGACTTGGGTGATGTTGCCGCTCTTGGCATCACTATCACTAACGCTGCAGGGACTGCTCAGAATGCAACGTCTGTGGTGTGCACCATCACTCTTCCTGACGGCTCTACGGTCACGCCTAGCGTTACTAATTCGGGTGCTGGTCTTTATGATGTGGCGTACACTCCGACGCTGTCGGGTCGCCATGTTGTTCGTTGGGTGGCTACTGGCACGAATGCTTCAGCGTTCACTGACGAGTTCAGTGTCCGCGACCTGACTACCTTGCCGGTCGTGTCGTATGACATGGCGCTGAGCCATCTCAACATCCCTGCCGCGTCAGCTGACGAGGATGAGATTCGCCGGTTCATTGATGCTGCCCAAGACCTTGCCGAGAATTATGTTGGCGCTGTCCTTGGCCGTCGCACGATCGTGGAAACTTATGACGGTCAGACTGATGTGCTTCGTCTGCGCTCACCTCGTGCGATTAGTATCACGACGGTTGTGGAGTCTGGCGTGACGTTGGATTCGAGCCAATACAAACTGGACGATACCGGTCAGCGACTCTACCGTCTGACTACCTCGACCATCTCGGCTTCATCGTCGTTTGGCGCGTATGGCTTCTGGGCTTCTGGCGTGAATGCTGTGACGGTGACCTATATCGCTGGCTACACGGTGACTCCTCCAGCAGTTCAGCAAGGTGTGCTCGAAATCTTGCGTCATCTTTGGCAGACTCAGCGTGGCGCTGCAACTGTCATGAATCGCATGGGTGCAGGAGATGACTTCTACTCCACCCCGACCTATTCCTTGCCACGTCGGGCAATGGAGTTGCTCGATCCTGCCAGTCTGCCGGGTATCGCTTAAATGGCTACCACTGCAGTTCCACAGGTCATTAACGGCATCATCTCTGTTCTTGGTGCATCGTCAGCGCTGTCTGGTGTGCGTATCTTCGACGGCCCTGAAATTGACATGAGTTATCCGAGCGACTTCATCGCTGTCGGTCACGACGGCTCGGAAGATGGCGAAGTGTCGGTTGCCAATGTGACTCAAGTGTTTGAGCAACTCGGCAACATGAAGCAGTTTGAGGACGGCTCGGTTGAGTGCTTCCTGTCAACGTGGGACGGTGGGACAAGTTTGTCAGCTCGTCGCACTCGTGCTGGCGTTATCTTGTCGGCCGTCGACTCTGCTATCCGTGCGGATTCCACGCTTGCTGGCTCATGCATCTACAGCCTGTTATCGTCGCATCAGATGACGTATTTGCAGACTGACCAGGGTGCAGCGGTCAACATTAGTTTTACGATCACTTACCGAGCCAGAACTTAGGAGTCACAATGGCTAAAATTAAGAATGTGTGCCCGTTGGGCGATTTGTATGTGCCTGAATTGGGCATTGACATCGCGTTCGGCGAGGTTGTTGAAGTTTCAGATGAGATGGCGGCTCGTATGCTCGAAGCACCTTTCAACTGGGCATCAGGGGATGGCAAGGAACAATCACCCAATCCAGTCGTATCGACTGAGTCTCAAGAGGAGAAATAATAATGGCTATCGGTTCTGGTATTGGCTCGTGGCTTGGCATCAAGAAAGAGTCATCATTCAACACTGCAGTAACAGTTGATCGTTTCTACGAGTTCAACAGCGAATCAACCAAATACAACAAGAACACTGTTGTTGGTCAAGGTCTCCGCGCTGGCGGTTTAACTCCTCGTGCGAACCGTCGTGTTGTCACTACTTTCGGCAGTGAAGGCGACTTCGAAATTGACCTTCCTTCTCGCGGTCTAGGTCTACTTCTGAGCCTTGCAACTGGCTCTGTCCCGACCGGCACTCTTGCCAATGGCGCTTACACTTACGCTTTCACGCCTGACGATTTGCTTGGCGATTCGTTCACCACTCAGGTTGCTGTGCCACAGTACGGTGGAACACTCACCTACAAGACTTTGACTGGTTGCAAGATGAACTCGTTCGAACTGTCTGTTGGTGCTGGCGACATAGCCAAGGGTAAGTTCACGCTCGATGGTGCAGGTTTCACTTCAGGCTCATCAACGTCAGCAACACCTGCATACTCAAACTTTGCGACCACGAACTTGTTCCACTTCGCTCAAGGTGCAGTGACAGACAACGTGTCGACAACTTACGCAAACATCAAAGACTTCACGTTCAGCGTGGACAACTCACTCAAGACTGATCGCTACAACCTCGGTGCTGCAGGTGCTAAGGCTGAGCAAATCATCAACGGTTTCCGAGCCATCACCGGCAAGGTCACAGCTGAGTTCACCGACACTGTTCTGCTCACCAAGTTCCTGAACGACACGACTGCTGGCTTGAAGGTCACGTTCACTGGTGGAACTATCGGTTCAACAACCGAATTGCTCGAAGTGGTTATCCCTGCCGCGAAGTTCGACGGTGACGTTCCTATGGTTTCAGGCCCAGGCGTTATCGACGTGTCATTCTCATTCACGGTCTACGACGACGGCACGAACGCTCCGTTCACAATCAACTACCGCACTCTAGATTCCACGCTCTAGTCATGGCTGTTGAGATTAAGGAATCAGACTTCCGAAATCTTTACATCAACACTCGCAACATCGACAAGAAGATTCTTGCGAACATGAAGAAAGAGTTGAAGAAGGCTGCGACACCTGCGGCTGAGGATTCCAAATCCGCAGTTCGCAGCCTCCCTTCAACTGGCCATCACGAGATTCCGAACGCTCCTCGACCTCATGTCGGTTTGCGTGAGTCGATTGCTCAGTCAATCAAGATTTCGTTCAAGTCCACCAAGAAGCGGTCTGGCGTGTTCATTCGTGTCGATGCGAAGAAGTTCGCCATGCTGAGCCTTGCTGGTGGCCGTACAGGCACGAAACTTGGCAAACTTCCACGCTATGTTGATGGAAGAATCAAACGGTGGAAACATCCCTTGTTCGGACAGAACATGGACAAGCCAGAGAAGTGGGTAACTCAAAAGACCCAGCCTTACTGGTTTGAAAAGTCCATTGAGAAACACAAACCTGAGTTCCAGTTGGCTATGCAAAAGGCCGTCGAGCAAGCGTTCGTCGAAATCGAAAAGAAACAACAAATCTAGAAACAAACAAGGGGAAACAATGCCAGTCAAAATTAACGACAAGGTCTACAAACTGCCAGGTGATGACGGTGAACGTGGCATCACTATGGGTGAACAGAATCTCATCGAGCGTCAATTCAAAAAGCCGATGGAGAAGATGTTCTCTATCTTTAATATGTCAGAGAAGGCACGAAAGTCTCTGTCTGAAGAAAAGCAGGACGAGCTGGAAGTCGCTTCGCGTGAAGTGTTTCTTGCGATGGTGTGGATTGCTCGCCGACGTGCTGGCGAAAACCTCACATTCGATGAAGCCATCGACGTTGAAGTTGAGGCTCTAGATGTGATTGAGAACGATGCCGACCCTTTAGAGGTTCAGGCAGAACAGTCAGAGACCGAGTCCTGACCAACCTGCCACTTCTCATGCACACATTCCCCGGCATCACTCCTTGGAATGTGTGGGACTTGACCAGCGAGGAGTTCGACCTTCTTCTCGCTTCCGCGAAATCTGAATAGGAGTTTCAATGTCAAAAACAACTGACATGGTGTTTGCAATCTACGGTCACGACAAGACTGCAAGCAAGGCTTTGAAAGGTGTCGGCAAGGAAGCGAACAACGCCAGCGACCAGTTCAAGAAGATGGGCAAGGTTGCTGCAGCATCTTTCCTTGCAGCAGGTACTGCAGCGGTCGGGTTTGCTTTGTCAGCTGCGAAGGCTGCAGCGGAAGATGAGAAGTCTCAGAAGGCTTTGGCTCAATCCATCAAGAACACTGCGAAGGCTACTGATGCGCAGGTGAAGTCAACTGAAGACTTCATCACGAAGATGCAGTTGACGTATGGTGTGGCTGATGACAAGTTGCGTCCAGCGTTTGCGATTCTTACTCGATCAACAGGGAACTTGACTGATTCGCAGAACCTGATGCAGGTTGCGATGGATGTTTCCGCTGGCACTGGTAAGGATTTGTCGGCTGTGTCTTTGGCTTTGGCTAAGGCTCACAACGGCAACATTGGTGCTTTGACTCGTCTTGGTGTGCCGTTGGATAAGAGCATCATCAAGTCGAAGGATTTCAATAAGGCTCTGCAGGTTCTGACGAATACGTTTAAGGGTTCGGCGAAGGCTGGGGCTGACACGTTCGCTGGTCGTATGGCTATTGTTCAACAGCATGTGAATGAGGCGAAGGAGCAGATTGGTTACGCCTTGATGCCTACGCTCGAAACGATGGCGACGTATTTGACGGACACGGTTGTCCCGAATGTTCAGGCGTTTGTTGACGGCCTGACCGGTGTGAAGAACTCTGGCGGTGAGGCATACCAGTCGGTCTACAAGTGGGGACAAGAAGTCAAGTCGGTCGTCAAATGGATTGGCGATCACAAGAAACTTGTCGTTGACTTTGCTGCAGCCTTTGCGAGTTTCTGGGCTGTGGGCAAAATTGGTGCTGCAGTGTCAACAATTAAAACTGCATTCACTGCGATTCGAGGCGCGTTGATGGCGACTGAGACGGTCGCTGTTTCAACTGCTGCCGCTGAGGCTGCTGCTTCTGGCGGAGCTTTGATTGCGGCTCAGGCTTTAGCGGCTGGCGCAGTGTTTGCTGCATTTGGTATGTCAAGCCTTTGGGGTGGCATGAGTATGCCAAAGGAAACCGCTTCTCAGAAACAACGTGGCGAACAAACTGGCATGAAGCAGACTGGTTCTGACCAGGCACAGCGCACTCGATGGACGGAATTACATTCGCCAGAAAGCGCTCAGGCTGGCAGTGGTTTGGTCTGGTTCAATGGTTACAAGCAGTTTGAACGACCTTGGATGCACAGCACGAAGAATCAGCCATTGTTTGGTCTGCACAAAAAAGTTCCTGGTGTCGGAATGACTGGATACCGCGCTGTTGGTGGTTCGGTGATGCGTGGCGCTTCCTACATGGTCGGCGAGAATGGCCCAGAAATCTTCACACCATCAACCAGTGGCGCTATCACACCTCACGGTCTTGGCGGTTCAGGCGGAATGAGTGTCGTCATCAACGTGCAAGGTTCGGTGGTGCATGAAAGAGATTTGGCTGTCAGCGTCCGCGATCACATCGCTCAGCTGATGCGTCGTCGAGGTTTGAATCCAAACATTCTGGGGGTCTAGGTCATGTCACTTTATGACGGTACGAACGCGCCACAGATTAAGGTCTACCTCGACACCGGCAACCGTAACAACGGGCTGTTCACGCTCGGCTGGTCAACTCTTGCCCCTAGTGGCACAAATGTCCTTGGCAGTTACACACCTTTCAGTTCGTTGACTCAAATGCCGACGACTGATGTGAAGAAAATCAGCATCCGTCGAGGTCGTACTCGTGAGGATCAGCAGGTTCAGCCTGGCAGTTTGACGTTGACTCTCGATAACACTTCGGGCGCTTACGACCCTGAGTTTGTGAAGTCTGGAGTGGTCACTGCAGCCAGTGGCAACGGAACAACCGTCACCTACACTTCGAACCACAATTTGAAGGTTGGTGATGTTGTCACCGTCTTGTTCTTGAGCGTCCCAGCATTGAACTTGAAACTTCAAACGGTCACTTCAGTAACCAGCACACAGTTCACAGTTTCCAACTCTGCTACTGGCAGTTGTACCGGTCAGGCTGGACAGTACGATTCAGGCTATGTGACAACAAATGTTGACCCAATACTGGTCGCCGGAACTGGTGTTCGTGTCACTGGAACAATCACTTATGGTGGTGGCCCTGTCGAAGTTCCGTTGTTCTCAGGTTTCATCGAGCAGCTCGACAAAGACCTGTCGCTCGAACCGACCGTGACTATCACTTGTGTTGATGGTTTGGCGAAGATGGCGAAACTGTTCACCAACATTGACACGTCAGGTTTGGGTGATTACACAGCGATTTCGCGCATCTTAGATTCTTCAGGCTGGATTTACGGCACTGCAGGAAGCAGAAACAATCTTTACATTGTCGGGTCGATTGACCCTAACGATGCACTATCGATGACTGACCCTATCGTCAGCACTCAGCCTGGAGCGCTGTTTTATGTCAACACCAGCGGTCAAGCAACATGGCTGAATTATGGTGTGTTTGCTCCTGGCTCTTGGGATTCGAAGACTGTGTCGTTTGTGATGACTGACACTCGAGCTAGTGCTGACGTTGTCGAGTATGACGACATCAGTGTCACTGGTGGCGAGAAGTATCGCATCAACACTGTGACAGCGAAGAACACTGACCCTAACAAGTACCCCAGCACGGTGACTAAGTTCAATCAGCAGAGTGTCGCTTTGTATGGGACGTTTGCGAAGCAGATTGACACGTTCTATTCGACGGGCAACATTGCAACAATCACTCAGCAACTCGCTGACCAGTTCGCTTTGCCGTTGTATCGCGTGGACAGCATCAGTTTCGAATGCGTCGGGTTCTCCAGCACGCTATGGTACAACATTCTCTACTCTGATTTAGGTTCAGCGGTGCAGGTAGTTCGTAACCCAATCTACGGCTCGACGCTGTCTTACAATTGCTATATTCAGGAAATGAACCACGACATCATGCCGAACTCTTGGCGGATGTCTCTCACACTTAGCCCCGGAAGTTAGGAACAGAAATGTCTGTTGGATTCCCAGCGAAAACTTCATTCAGTGACGGCGCAGTCCTCCCTGCGTCAGACTTGAACGACTTGGGTGGAACGCTGAACCTCATCTACAACGCAGGAACTTATCCTGGTCAGTTGTCCTACACTTACGGCTCACAACTTCGACCGCTACCGTTTGCCACGTCGACCAACAAAATCAACTATGCAACGAACATTGCACAGAATGCTGGCGCTGCGGTGACGATTACGTTTGCTAGCAGTTCACGATTCACGCAGAACCCAATCGTGACAGCGAACCTTGAAACCACACCAACCACCGCTTACGCTTCGATGTCGCTCGGAACGGTCACAACGACTGGTTTCATTGTTCGGTTCTTGAATGTCAGTCCGACAGCGATCACAATCACAAACTCGTACATTCACTATCACGCCATCCAAATGACTTCGGCTGCGGCTGACAACAACTAGGGGAACTGATGCTTTGGAATCTTACTTGTCACACTGAAGGCTGCGTCAACGACGGCTTCACTGTGCAATTTCCTGACCCGACCGAACTTGTGATCTGTGGCGGATGCCATAACGAAATCACAGACAAGACACCAGTCGAAACTAAGGAGTCCTAGTGGCTATCTCAACCGCTCAATACTCAATCGGAACAACAGCAACCTTGATTGTTGCAGACACTGTCGCAGCTGAAGAAGTGCACCTGCACACTTCTGGCGGTTTGCTTTATGTCGGCGATGCTGGCGTGACAACTTCCAACGGCCTGAAACTGGACAACGGCGACAAGATTACTTTCAACACGCACACTGGCCCGATGTATGCGGTGACTAATACCGGCTCGACGATTGTTTACGTCGCTGTGATTGAGAAGTAGTGTCATGAACTTGTCCGACACTTCGAGCGTCGCCACGATTGCCAGTTTCCTTGCAGCGATTCTGGCTGGCGCTTTCAGCGTATGGCGAAGAATTGAATCACGCCAGAATGAGTTTCAAAGTCAACAACTCAGAATCTCTGACAGGTTGAACTTCATCGCTGCTCAGTTCGGGCCGAACGGTGGCGGTCTACGTCAAGCAGTCAATGAGATGTCCCACAAGGTTGACAAGATCGAGGAACGTCAAATCGTTATCACGGAAAAGTTGGCTCACCTTCAGGGCGAGTTCGACAACCACATTGACTAGGAGTTGTCATGTATTCAAAGATTACGGGGATGCAAGCGTTCGCTCACATGCACCAGTGGCTACTTCAGCACAAGCAGATTGAGATTGGGCGCTGTCACGCTACCTGCCAGAACGCTTGGGGTTTGCCGGTCAAATACATGAGCGCCATTGACGCGTGGAATCATGTGCCTAAGGCTCACCGCCACACTGACATGAGCAAAGCGCCTATCGGTGCACCAGTGTTCTTCTCTGGCGGTCTGTATGGCCATGTGGCGATTCAATCGGATCGTGTAGGTATCCTCATCTCAACCGACGCTCCATCCGCTGGCTACATCGGCGAAGTGCCTGTTGACTACTTTGTGAAGAAGTGGGGAAAAGAGCTCCTCGGTTGGGCTTCCCAATACAACGACGTTGACCTGCAACTCGGCAAACTACCAACGAAGGCGTAACCATGAATCCGAAACTTCAAGCAGTCCTCGCGACCTACGCTCAAAGCCTCCTGGCATGTATTGCTACAGCGATGATGTCGCTAGGTGTCACACCATTCACCATGACACATTCAGACCTTGTGAAGATTGGCAACGCTATTTGGGCTTCATTCCTGCCAGTAGCGATGAAAGCACTCAACCCGAAAGATACTCACTACGGGGTTGGAAGTCCGAAGTCTTAACCTTTAGTCTAGGCTCATGGACTTCATAGCCGAACTGCAAGAACTGCACAACATCAAAAGTGTCGCCAAGCCTAGATGTTCTATTCATCATGTGCTTGAAAGCCTTCCCGAAGCCGACCGTGATGCCCTACTGGTCGCGCTCGACAACAAACAAATCCGTCACACTGACCTTGCAACCGTCCTCCAAAATCGTGGATTCATTGTCAGTGCCATAACTGTCAGCCGTCACCGTAATCGTGGGGAATCGAGTGGCTGCAGGTGTCCCAGATGACTGTGAACCTTTCTGACGATCTCGCCAAACTCGCCAGCGCAGGAAAATCTGGCTCTGACACTCGCTCCACAAACACGCCCGAAGCCTATCGACCTCGCCTTGAGGTTGACAGCGCTTCGGGCGGTTTCTTTGTTTCCACACCCAGAACCGCCGGGGAACTGCCAGATGCCATCGACCTGCTCGCAGACTTCGACCTCGACCCGAACGTGTGGCGTGTCACTGGCGTTCGGCGGTCGATGTGGCAGAAGTATGACGGAGACTGGCTGGAGTCTGCCAAGGTCAGCATTGTTCCAGCGGAGCAGGTTCATTCGTCAGCTGACGACGAAGATTTCCAGGCACTCATCGACCATGTTGAACGGTGGCGACCTCATGCCCGAATCAAGGCACACACAGGGGAACTGAGCGCTGTCTACGCAATCGGCGATACACAGTGGGGCAAAGATGCTGGCGACGGTACAGAAGGCACAGTGAGGCGTGTCCTGACCGGTATCGAGGAAGCAGTGCAACGACACCGTGACCTCATCCGTATCGGTCGACCGCTCGGAACTGTTGTCCTGCCACAAATGGGTGACTGCATCGAAGGCAACGTGAGCCAGAACTCAAAGATTTTGGGACGCGTAGACCTCAGCACCACCCAGCAGGTCAGGGTTGCTCGTCGAATGCTCCTTGCATGGATAAAAGCATTCGCACCATTGACCGAGAACCTTGTCGTGCCAGTAGTCCCTGGCAACCATGATGAGGCTCAGAGATACGTCATTGGTGAAGCCACCGACTCGTGGCAGATTGAAGTGGTCTCAGCTGTGCAGGATGCTTGCGCAGAGAACCCTGCACTGGCTCACGTCGAGTTCCGCTATCCCGACCACGATCACCAGACACTCGCCATCAACGTGTCAAGTTCAATCCTTGGGCTGGCGCATGGTCACCAGTCGCGTGATGCTGTGAAGTGGTGGCATGGACAGGCGACAGGGCGAACGCCAGTCGGTGACGCTGATGTGCTTCTCACGGCTCACTATCACCATTACAAGGTCAGCCAAGTCGGGCCACGCCTATGGGTGCAGATTCCAGCGATGGACGGTGGCTCACCCTGGTGGCGTGACAAGGCAGGGTTGGAGTCACCGACCGGCATTGTCTCATTCGTAATGGGCGAAGGTTACGATCCACGCAGAGATTTGTCCGTACTAGCAGGGGAAAACAGATGAAAGACCTCAACCGCAAAGACATCCTCGAGGCTGCGACAGCGCTGACCTATGGTGACAGGAATGACCAGCACGGGCATCCATACGTCAACCATGACAACATCGCACACATCTGGTCGGTCATTCTTGGCTACAAGATAGAGCCGTTCCAAGTAGCGCTGTGCATGGCAGGGTTGAAGTTGGCACGACTCGCAGGGAATCCCGACAACATGGATTCGTACATTGACGGCGCGGCTTATCTGGCCATTGCTGGGGAACTGGTCAACTTCGACAAACTGTGAAATTGGGAGCGTTTGTTATATTTCGTGCGTCCAAATGCAACAAACGTAACGTAAATGTTGCAGTCAGCCGTGACCTAATTGTTACCAAATGAGTGTTGACTTACGCTCTGGAAGGCGTAATCTAGTTCTTGTCGGAAGGACAACCGACTTGAACAAAGGACAAGACATGAAGCTCTTTCACACATGGAACAACCTGCCCTGGACTGCTCGTGGCCTGAAGGTCAAAAGCGCCATCGAAATCACACTCGAACTTCTCTTCATGTTCGCCATCATGTGCCAACCGAAGGGCTGGCAGTAATGAGCAAGACAGAAGTCAAGATGCTAGAGACCCTGTGCCTCGTCGGGGAAGTGCTCGACGAACTGAAGCACAACCTGAAAGTGTCCCCGGACGGAGCTGTGACGTTGAGTTACATCACCGAACGTCTGGAGACAGCACTAAGGGGAGAGCAGTGAAGTCTAACTATCTCGGTATGATGAAAGACGAGTGTTGCAACGCTCCTGGTGGCGCTCCATTGCACTTGTCCTTCAATGTCGAGCGCCACCTACCCCAGCAGGTCACAGCATGACCGACCCATACAAGTTCCCAGACCTTTCTGACGCAGCATGTGCACAAGTAGGGTTCGAACACTTCTTTCCAAGTCCTTGTGAAAAGTTGACATCAAAGCATCTTCAACCAATCAAAGACTTGTGTGACTCGTGCCCAGTTCTACAGGCGTGCCTGACGTACGCGTTGTACGTCGAAGTTGAAGGCATCTGGGGTGGCACAACTTTCGGTGATCGTCGGAGAATGCGCAAGGAACTTGGCATCGAATCACGAAGCATTCATGCACAGTACGAACTGGACAGGTTGTTCGTCTCCATGAATCCGAAAGCAAAAGCACGACGAGAACTCAGGGACAAGCGCAAGAAAGAACAGGAGCAAGGACAATGAACAATCCGTTATGCGGAGACTGCTGCCGTCAGATGGCGTGGTATCCAAAAGCCAAAGTGTGGCTTTGCCGTTGGTGCTCAGGGTTCGTCAAATGAGCAAGAACAAAGCCAAAGGCACATCAGCCGAAACCGCAGTCGTCAACTACCTCATCGCGCAAGGATTCCTACACGCTGAAAGACGAGCACTGGCAGGTGTCAACGACAAAGGTGACGTTGCCGGACTGCCAGGCGTATGCATCGAAGTGAAGGCTCACAAGTCATACAGCATCCCTGCATGGCTCAAAGAGTTAGCAGCTGAGAAAGTCAACTCGAAGGCTCAGGTCGGAATCCTTGTGGTGAAACCTGTCGGAGTTGGCTCAGCGAACACGGGTAACTGGTGGGCCATCATGCCACTCGGTGAGGCTGTCGAATTGTTGAAGAAGGCCGGTCATGGCAATTGAACCGTTCAACTTTGCGTTCGGGAATCCTGACAAGTGGCAAGGCGCACACTGCCTAGACATTCCAGACCCAGACTATTTCTTCCCAGTCAATGCGGCCGAAGCACTCGAACGTGAACCCATCATCGCGAGGATTTGCAACAAGTGCCCAGTCAAGCAGGACTGTCTACAGATGGCACTGGATGCGAAAGATTTCGAAGGATACTTCGGTGGCACGTCACCTGAAGAACGTCGCAGGATGTCGGAGGGCAAAAGTAGAGTCAAGCGAGGTGGATCGCGTGAAGTGAACCGACTTCGAGGGATTGGCTTCAACCTTCACGACGCACTGAAAGAAGTGGGCATCACACTTGGTGCTTACCAGAAATACACAAACAAACACAAGAAGGACAAGGACAAGAAATGAATCCATTATTCTGGCTTTCGTTAGCCGTCACCGCTGGCGTGGCTTACCACGTCGGCAAGTTCATCACACTGCGAGACATCAAAACTGCAGCTGACGAACTGGTCGCACAGATTACCGCTGACAACAAGACCGGCAACCCAATCGGTGCAGGTCTCGCACGAGAGATGGGAATCGAACTGTGAGCGTCGAAATCAACAACATCGAAATTGACTTCGACCCTGAGATTGCACGCTGGGTCGACGAATACAAGCGCCTCAAGTTAGAGGCTGCACAGATTGCCGAGCAAATCGACATCGCACGAAGCCACATTGAGGCTGCACTCGGCTCGCACGAAATTGGCACTGTGGCAGGTCAACCTGTAGTCCGTTGGGCAGTCGTGGAATCCGAGCGCATCGACGTGAAGAAACTGCGTGAAATCCTGCCACAACAGGCGCTCGATGTCGTCACCAAGCGAACACTCAGCCGACGGTTCACAGTCCTCACCGGGAATGAGACCTACTGATGCGAACTATGAGAAGAATGACAGACGAGTTTTTGCAGGAAGTAGCACAGCATTACTTAGAGAACGTCAATTCTGGAGACAAAAAACGACCGTTAGCGTACGTTGCCGAACAATACGGAGCGCCAAAACAAACAGTTCGAAAGTGGATAAAACTGTCAAGGCAACGTGGATTCTTGCCCGAACTTGGTCAAGGCAGAGCGTGGATTTGTGATGTCACGGCAAACAAACTTGCCATCCAGCGCGTGCGCGAACTGGCTAAAGAATTGCTGAAGTGTGATTGTGAACATACTTGTGAATTCAAAGTGGCTGGTATGAGTATTAACAAAGCGTTAGACGGTGAGCAGGAATGACCGCTTTCGCCTCAGCTGTGACACCCGAGCGTGCACTCCGTGACCGAATCAATAGCGTCATCCTGACACGCGCTAACGGAAACCCACGCTCGAAGCAGCAGCACATTGGGCCATCAGAAATTGGTGAAGAATGCCTACGAAAACTTTCCTACCGACTCCTTGACTGGCCGAAGGTCAACACAGGCAGTGACCCTTGGGCGGCTACCTGCGGAACGGCAATCCATGACTGGCTCGCCAAAGCATTCAAAGCAGATAAGAAACACAACTGGCTCGTTGAACACAAAGTGACACTTGACGACAAGCCAGGAGGTTCGCTCGACCTGTTTGACATCGATGCCGGGATGGTCATCGATCACAAATGTGTCGGAGCAACGTCGCTAAAGTATGCCAAGACATACGGGCCGACATTGAAGCAGAAGGTGCAACTCAACCTGTACGGATACGGGCTGGAACAGCAAGGCTACAAAGTCAACAACATTGCTCTGATGTTCTACCCGTTCGGGGGACTTCTGACCAGTGCTCACGTCTGGGTTGGTGACTACGAGCCGCAGGTGGCAATCGATGCCCTTGCACGAATCGACACGACGAAGCAGTTGCTGGCTATGCTTGACCCAGAAGCCAACCCTGAACGCTGGGAGTTAGTGCCAGCATCAGAGTCACGGACATGCACTTGGTGTCCTTGGTTCGTGCCCGGCTCAACCGACCTTGCTACAGGATGCCCAGGAGGCTCAAAGTGACCGCAATCTTCTACCTCATCGCCACGATGGCAGGAATCTTCATTGGCTTCGGGCTGGCACTATTCCTGCAAGCACTAGGACAGGCTTCACGCGAGGAGCAGGTTCGCAAGGACTACCTCACACCTGACCCTTGGGCTGTCGGACTCGATGATTACGATAAGTTCAAAGACGACCAAAACACCAACTAGGCTTCCGTGCACAACGCACGGGAAAACAAACAAAGGACAAACGCATGTTTGCACAACCATCATCTGGCTCAGACACAGTCAAGCCAGCAGACCTACTCGGACACCTACTGCTAGTGACACCGCTGGAGTTCAAGGAATCCATCACCACAGCGTTCGGCGAATCGTCAGCGATCGCAGTCGACCTAGTCGACCTTGACACCACTGAAGAGTTCCACGACGTTCTCTTCTTCGGACGTGGCCTCATCGCCAACCTCAAGTCAAACATTGGCGCTCAAGTTCTCGGACGTATGGCTCAAGGTATCGCACGACCTGGACAGTCAGCACCTTGGGTGCTTGAGGCTGCAACCGACGCTGACACCCAGAAAGCCATCGCCTATGTTCAGGCAAAGGCAACTGGCAACATCGCTTCGCCAGCGCCAACGCCAGCGCCAGCCGTCACTCCTGCAGCTGACGTGAACGACCCAGCAATCCAAGCGCTCATCGCACAGTTGACCGCTGGCAAGTAACCAAACTTGAAAGGCTCGGCTGTGGCAGGGGAAGGTCGCGCCGAGCCTTTCAACACCCCGTGAGGATTGGTCGGAGCGCCTGTCCAGTTTCTTTACGCTGGAGAACGGCAACGTGATTGACGGTCACATTCATGTTGTGGGAAAGGCTTAGAACGTTGCCTGGCCCGACCAATCCTCACTCCCAACACACACAAACAAAGGACAAGTTATGTTTAAGATTCCAACCGAAGTTGCTGAAGCCCTGATGGCTGAAGTTCGCACTGGATGCCCAGACGGTGGCGTAGGCGAATGCTACGACTGCGCACGAAAAGCCATCACCAAAGTGCTGAGCCTCATCGACGTGCACCAGAACTGCGTCAGCCTTCCAAACTTCACCATCGACAAGCCAACCCAGACCGGCACGAACGCTGGAGGCACAGTATGAGCGAGAACACAGTCACTATTCCTGACGGAAAGTTCTTGAGCCTCAGCATTGGAGCAGACATTGCCGTTCGAGTTGCCAACTTTCATGATGAACTGAAGCGACAGTTTCACGACAGCGAAGAAGAAACCACGCTCGTCAACCTCGAAGAAATTATCATCAGGCTCGATTGCGCTATTACTGGTCGACCAGTTGACCCAACAGAATTGCCAGGCTACGAATGGCCGCATGAGCCAGAAGATTGTGACGATCGCTGGAAGTCTGGTTGTGCCGAGTGTGAGGCAATTGAGAAGCAAGGACAAGGCATCGAAATCCCCGAGTCACCCTGCCCTGACGGTGACACCTGCAAGCGCGTCAACGGTCGCATCAAGCATGACCGATTCTGCGACAACATCAATCACGGAGATGAGTAGAGATGAAGTTTTGGAAGCCAAAGAAGCCAGTTCACGATTCGTTGTGCCCACTCAATCCTTGCGTTTGTTCACAACTATCTCGTGAACGTGGTTTGAGAGCATTTTTTGAATTAGCCGAAAAGCAGAAGCGTCTTGATGACCTTGCATTCAAATTATTAAATGAAAGTGAACAAAAATGAGCATTCAATTTATTGTCGAAATGATAGATGCAGGTTGTGACTGCTGTTCATACATCACCGTTGGAAGTTTTGAGACTATCAAAGAAGCAAAAGACTACATTGGCGATGATTCCAATTTAGAACTCAGTGTTGATGCAAGTGATCAAAGCATTATTTCAATGGCAGAAGCCATCGAACGTGTGCGTGAGTTGCATAAGTCAGGAAAGGCATACCTTGACGACCAACCTATGTGCATCCATTGCCGAACGGTTGAGTTTCCATGCCCAACTATCAAAGCGTTAGACGGTGAGCAGTGATGAATGAAGTAGAAGTCCCAGCCATGCCATCACGAGTTAAGTGTGGAGCATGTAGGACAAAGAAGCGTAAGGAAGAAGCCAAAAAGGGTTGGTCGCGCATGAGGATTAAAAAACTGACTCCGTTTGGTTTGATGCGCCACTATCTCATAAAGCACCCTGATTCATTTACGGAAGATGATTTGTATCTGATTCGGATTGTTCAGGCATTAAACATTCAATATAACGAGGCGTTAGACGGTGAACAGGGATGAGTTGGTTC